AATAGATTTGGAATTTTCAAGAATTAAGATTATTGATGAAGCGTTTAAAAAAGCATTTTATATATTATTAAGTCAAACTCTAAATTCTACAGATATCAATAAATTAAAAAATGTTAACATGAGAGAAATAAAAACCTTGGTCGAAAATTTTAAAATTAAAAATGAAATTTTTAGAGAAAATAAGTACCATGCAAGTTTTGATGTATATTTTAGCAAAAAAAAAATAAAAGTATTTTAATATGAGTGAAATATTAGTAACTGGCGGAACTGGGTTGGTAGGAAAATATTTAAGACAAATATTACCAAATGCGGATTATGTTTCTTCAGCAGATTATAATTTATTGGATATGTTTGAGGTTAAAAAAATGTTTTCTGACCTTAAACCTAAAAAAGTAGTTCATCTTGCGGCGAAAGTAGGCGGTGTACATCACAATATAGAAGAACCAGTAAAATATTTTGAAGAGATACATGGCAACGCCTGGAACGATCAAAAGTTAAAAGGAAAAGTAAGGTCCTGGACAAAATCAGAAAAAGGCTATACTTGCACGCAAGACCCTCTTGTTAATTTCTGTAAAAAAGGAATTTGCGTTAAGAAAAAATTCGGAATTTTAGCAGGCTCTAAAGGATCTTATCCTGTTCTGACTAATCTAAGAAAGATAGAAATTTTTGAAGAACCTGAATATGAATTTGATGTGATTAAACCAGACGGCATTGGTAAAGTAACAATACACTGCCGATCTGTAGAACATTTAAATGATCAACGGAAAAGAAGAAACGCAATTTCAAAAGATGCAGGATTTTTACCACCCTTAATTAAAGGAGACGCAGAACAAACTGTAATGGATGAATTATATAAAACACAAACTACAGTATCTCCACCAATAGGAACTTCTCCTAAAGAAAAACTACATGATGTTTTACATGCAAAAATAAATGGACCAAGAGCAACAACAGACGCCGCATTTAAAAGCGGATCAGTACTAATGGAAGATGGTTATGCCTTTTTTAAATTTGATAAATTTTATGATAGATTAAAAGCTAAAGATTGGAAATATAAAGAAGAAAAAACAGGACGTATAATGGTAACAACTTACCGGGAATGTGAAATACAGTTTCTAGATCAAAAAAGGTTTCCTGTTAAAGACAAGGGAAAATATAATTCTTCCACTAAAAACATAGTACAGATAAACATAAAGTCCTTTGAAGAAATCCCTATATATCACGATAAAATAAAACATCAAACGGAGATAATGTAATGGCAGCTAAAATGGATTTAATAACCGTGGTTTTATTCACAGCACTTTGGATATATTTAAATTTAGGATTATGATCAGTAGAAAAATATACGGGCCTCCGGGAACAGGGAAAACAACCAAGCTCATTAACTACGCAAAAACTTTTTATAAACTTGGAACTCCTTTAGATAAGATAGGTTATTTTGCATTTACAACAAAAGCAGCTACAGAAGCTGTTAATAGAATGCTGGATACTTTTAAACATTTACAGAAAAAAGATTTAAAACATTTCCGCACTCTCCACTCACTGGCTTTCTGGAGATTGGGTATGAAAAAAAGTCAAGTAATGCAAGATGAACATTATGAAGATATAGGGAGACAGGTTGGTATTGAAGTAACAATTTATTCTGACGGCCAAGAAACAACAGGGTTTGTGGATTCCAATAGTGAATATTTTAACCTAATAAATACAGCTAGAATCAAGGGCATATCTATAGAAGATGAATATAACACCGGCATGTATTCGTACGAACTTGAAAAAAATTTATTACATATTTTAAACAAAGAATTAACTAACTATAAAGAATCTTTTAAGCTGTATGATTTTACCGATATGATTGAAAAATTCAATGTGGCGAAATTGTGTCCAAAATATGACCTGGTGTTTATTGATGAGGCACAAGATTTATCTCCAATACAATGGGAAATGGTGGAAATTTTACGTAAAAACTCCAAATATGTTATACTAGCAGGAGACGACGATCAAGCAATTTATGGCTGGGCTGGTGCGGACGTTAAAAAATTTCAAGATATTACATCTAAAAAAGACATTATCTTGCCACAATCTTATCGGGTTCCAAAAGAAGTACAGAATATAGCTGATAAAATTTTAGATAGGATTCCAGATGAACGAAGAATAAAAAAGATTTGGAAAGCAAGAGACGAAGAAGGAGTTGTTAATTATATTAGTTCAATAGAAGATGCTCCTTTAGAAAAAGGTGATTGGTTAATACTAGCTAGAACTAACGACAGACTCGAAAAACTTAAACCCATTCTTAAGGATCTCGGGGTTTATTTTCAATATAAAGGTCGTAAAAGTTTCAGGGCGACGTTGTTTAAAAGTGTTTTAAACTACACAAGATGGCAGAATAAAAATGATCAACTTTCCTTAAGTGAAATAAAGGACGTATTAGACTGTGTTCCTTATACCAATAATTTAAAAGAAGAAAGACTGTATGATTTAAAAGAATTTGGTTTTAGTCATACTCAGCGATGGTATGATGTATTCACGATTAATCCTGAAGAATGTTTATATATTAGAGAATTATTGAGACATAAAGAAGAATTAAACAAAACTGCAAGAGTTCAATTATCCACAATACATTCTGCAAAGGGTGGTGAAGCAACAAATGTTTTACTTATTTTAGATAATACAAAAACAATTAGAGAAGCAGCAGAAAAAAATTGGGAAAAAGCAGATGAAGAAAACAGAGTTTGGTATGTAGGGGTTACAAGAACGCGCCAAAATTTATATATCATGACAGCTAAAAAGGAGGCCAATGGATATGACATCGAAAGTCTACAATAAACAAGTTGGAGGATCTCACTATAAAGATATGGTGATTCAGCCAAGTGAGTTTATAAACAGGAATAAATTGCAATTTGCAGAAGGAAATGCTATTAAATATATTTGCAGACATGCACATAAAGGAGAAGCACAAGATTTAGAAAAAGCCAAACATTATATTGATATGATTATTGAAAGAGATTATGGAGATGAGACACAAAAAAGTCAGGTCTTTAAATCAAGAACGGGGTCCAATGAAAATTCCTAAGTTTGAAGCACAGACTGAATGGGTTAAACCTACAGAGTTTCCAGACTTACGTCAGGTAGAAGAGATTGCAATAGATTTAGAAACAAGAGATCCTGATTTAATTAAAAAAGGATCAGGTTCTGTTATTGGTAATGGAGAAGTAATTGGTATTGCAGTTGCAACAAAACATTACAAAGGATATTTTCCAATTGCTCACGAAGGTGGTGGTAACATGGATAAACAACGTGTCCTGGCCTGGTTAAAAGATGTATTAGAAGCACCATCTACAAAAATTTTTCACAATGCTATTTACGATGTCTGTTGGTTAAGGGCTATGGGCTTTAAAATAAACGGCGATATAGCATGTACTATGATTGCCGCAGCCGTAACTGACGAGAACAGATTTCGTTACGATCTCAATAGTTTATCTTGGCATTATCTAGGTTATGGTAAAAATGAAGCAGCACTAGCAGAAGCAGCTTCTGAATGGGGCATTGATCCTAAAGCAGAAATGTACAAACTTCCGGCTATGCATGTTGGATCTTATGCAGAAAGAGACGCTGAAGTAACCTTTGGTCTTTGGCAAGAAATGAAAAAAGAAATTATTAATCAGGACTTGGAAGATATATTTGATTTAGAATCTGATTTATTTCCGTGCCTGGTTGACATGAGATTTAAGGGTGTGCGCGTAGATATTGAAAAAGCACATGCAATGAAAACAGAATTTAAAAAAGCAGAACAAGATTTATTACATAAGATAAAAGGAGAAACTAATATTGATACACAGATCTGGGCAGCAAGAAGTATAGCTAATGTATTTGATGTATTAAGATTGGAGTACCCACGTACAGAAAAAACTGAAGCACCATCATTTACTAAAAATTTTTTACAAGAACATAAACATCCTGTTGTTAATATGATCGCTAAGGCAAGAGAAATTAATAAAGCTCACACAACTTTTATTGATTCTATTTTAAGATATGAACATAAAGGAAGAATACATGCAGAGATAAACCAACTTAGAAATGCAGGGGGAGGAACAGTGACCGGAAGATTTTCTTATCAGAATCCTAACCTCCAACAAATTCCTGCAAGGAATAAAGATTTAGGCCCAAAGATAAGATCTTTATTTCTTCCTGAAGATGGATGTAAGTGGGGATGCTTTGATTATTCTCAACAAGAACCAAGATTAGTCGTTCACTATGCATCTTTATATAAACTTCCTTCCGTTTACGATGTTGTTGATGCTTATCAAAATGATTCTAATTCTGATTTTCATCAAACCGTTGCCGATATGGCAGAAATTCCAAGATCACAAGCCAAAACAATTAACTTAGGATTATTTTATGGTATGGGTAAAACAAAACTTCAGGCAGAACTAAGAGTCACTAAAGAAAAAGCAGCAGACTTGTTTACAACTTATCATAATAAAGTGCCGTTTGTTAAACAGTTAATGGGGAAAGCTTCTAATAGAGCCCAGGACAGAGGACAGATAAGAACCTTACTGGGTCGTCTTTGTCGCTTCCATTTATGGGAACCAAATCAATTCGGGATGCATAAGGCATTGCCTCATGAAGAAGCACTTAGGGAACATGGACCAGGGATTAGAAGAGCCTATACATACAAGGCATTGAACAAATTAATTCAAGGAAGTGCCGCAGATATGACAAAAAAATCTATGCTAGAGCTTTACAAAGAGGGAATAATACCGCATATACAGATCCATGATGAATTAGATTTATCTATTGAGAACGAAAAAGAAGCCCAAAAAATCGTTGAGATTATGGAAAATGCTGTTACACTTGAAGTTCCCAACAAAGTAGACTATGAGTTCGGATCTAATTGGGGGGATATTTACGACTAACTAGGAGAAAAATATGGAAAAAATAAAACAAGAAGCTAAAAAATTATGGACTTTAGCTATAGCCAATAAAAAAGTTACTATTGGTATAGTTATTGCTATTATCATACTTTACGAACTAGCTACTAAATAATTATAAACGGGGGTCCTATGATAAAAAAAATTATGGGTATTGTTTTGTGGCCATTTAGAAAATTTTTAGAATGGTTAAAAAGTGGATTACCAGAAGGTAAAAAAGAAAAACCTTTAGTATTAGAACCGATTAAATGTCACACACACTCAAGGTATAAAAAATCTTGTGCAACTTGCCGTGCATCGGCCGGAATTCATCATGAGTAATTGCGAAAAATGTCATCACGACTGCCACTGTAAAGAAGAATTACATTCAGATGCATATGGGCTGTGTGCCTGTAAAAAATGTGAATGTAAAACAGAAGATAAAAATTACGAAAACGAAGGTGGTCTAGTGATTGATGACACTGGAGAATGCGAAAGCTGTCAATGACAAGTGATTGTGAGGATAAACAGGTGGCAGTTGATGCCAGTTATGAAGATGAAGTTTCTTCTAGAAGAACTGTAACTATCCCTTTAAAAGAGTATGACGAATTAAAACGTGATCAACAGTTTATTAAAGATAAAACTCTGATTGATATTATTGACAATATTGAAAGATTAGTTAGAGCACTAAGAAAACATATTGTAAGAAAATGAAAATTTCAGATAACACAGCAATTTCTATGCCTATGCGTAATCTACTGTCCATTGTGGCAGCAGTTGGTTTAGGTGTTTGGTCTTATTTTGGAGTTGTAGAACGATTAAATAATTTAGAAACTAA